ATGTTTGCAGACGATAAAAGTATTGAGAACTTTCAACAGTTGTTTTTTGAGTTCAAAAAGTATCTGGAACTTCAAAAAGAATACACCAAGTTAGAGTTGACGGAGAAGCTGACCATACTTCTTTCAACGTTAATCATGATTGTAATACTTATCATCCTTGGCATGGTAGCCCTGTTTTATCTGTTATTTGCCTTGGCTTATGTATTGGAACCTCTGGTAGGCGGACTTATGGCAAGCTTCGCTATCATTGCCGGCATCAATATACTGATTATGGCTTTAGTCATTATTTTCCGCAAACAGCTTATCATCTCCCCGATGGTAAACTTCCTCGCTAACTTGTTTTTAACCGATTCAAAATAAATGAAGTTATGAGTGCGCAAACACCTGCCAAAATTACATTAGAAGAGATCACCCAACGCAAAAAGAAGCTCTTGAATGAAATTCAGGCTCAAAAACGAGCTATGACGGCCACCACCCGCGAAATATTCTCGCCTCTTGCACCCGCCGCCAACAAAGCGGATTCGCTCATGCGTTCGTTCAATACCGGCATGGCCATCTTTGACGGAGTAGTTTTGGGTATCAAGATCATGAAAAAAATGCGGACGTACTTTAGAAGACTAAGATAGCAATCCGGGTATGACAAGAAGGATCAGACCCCTACCCCGTCCCATCTCATCACTACCACCCATTCTGCCGGCTGTCCGTTTCCGTAAAGCCGATGTGGAATCGTACCGATCACTAAATCACAATGGGCTGCAAATACATTCTTCAACTCCTTCAGCAGTGCATTCAACAGAATTTCCAGATGTATCTCATCCATGATACAGCTGACGACACGCACGTACTGATAAACGTGTAAATCCTTCCCCTGCCGCATGGCACTCACATCCCTTCCGGAGATATGCAACTCATCTTCCAGAAAAGAATACGAAATCGATTTGTCGATATTCATCAGGTTCACTACCATACTTCCCAAAAATTCATAAGGTCCATGATTTTCTTTTGTCATGTTTACTCTTTGTTTAAAATTTAATAAAAAATAGATATATATTTGGTTATTCAATCTGTTTCAACCTATGAAACAAGTTCTAATTCCCCCTCCTTTACCTTTGCACCCGCTATCCCGATAGTGGGATAGACAATCATAAAACATCAAAATCAAATGCAAGTACTCGAAGAAATTAAAGTTTCCGTTTACGAAAATGTGTATTCCAAAAAGCCTAAAATCATGTCTTTCCTCGAAGTCATCTTTATGTGTATTCATCCGGTTTATGCTTCCATCATCCAATCCATCCGGCGGTATCATCAGGAAGGCGACCATGAAGCCGCCCAAAAACTAAAAAGCCAGCTCCCCTGCTTCACTCCTGCCGGCACCTTCGACGGAGCGCATGCCATCCGAAATTTCCAGTTGCCCAGTCACATTATCGGACTCGACTACGACCACGTTCCCAATCGGCTGGAGATCATCCGTCTTTGCGCTGCCGACCCTCATACCGTAGCTGCTCTGGAAAGCCCTACAGACGGCGTGAAAATCTTCGCCTATGTGGAAGGCATCGAAGGCCGTCACCGGGAAGGGCAGCTACTGGTCAGCCGTTACTACGACCAGCTGACCGGGCTCACCAGCGATCCCGCCTGTAAAGACGAAAGCCGCCTGTGCTATTTCACCTATTCACCGGACGGATACGTAGCCAGTCTCTATCAGTCATTCGTTCTGGAAGCAGCTGTGGAAACACAACCGTTCCAGCCGACAGCAGAAAACCTCCCCTCTCCTCCGCTACCTGCAAAAGCAAACGAAACCTCCGAGAACTTCTCGGAAGAGGAAGTCAACTTGTTCCTTTCGTCCTACATTTTCTTAAATCCATTGACCGCCGGGCAACGACACACCAATCTGTTTAAACTCGCCTGCGAAGCTTGCCGGAGAAGATATTCGCAAGAAAGCATATTACGCGGGATTACGGTTTATTTTGAGCACTCCGACTTTCCCGCACAGGAAATCAGGAGCATCCTACAATCTGGTTACCAAAAAGTTACCTCTACTCCATCCGTCTCCGCCTCTCCGCTTTGCTCTTCTCTTCATAAGGACAAAATGACAAAAGTGACATATAGCCCATCCGAAAACGTCTATGAAGCAGATGAAGCGTATTGGCAAGGCGAAGAATTCAGAAAAGAAACGCCCTGTTTTCCCAAAAGCGTGTACAAATATCTGCCCGATCTGCTGAACGAATGTATCCTCGAAGAGGAAGGTGATCGTGAACAGGATCTTTCCTTTCTCTCCAACCTCACCGCATTGAGTTCCGTACTGCCTGGCACATTCGGCATCTATAATCACAAAAAGTATTCTCCCCATTTCTACAGTTTCGGCATTGCCCCCGCTGGGAGCAACAAGAGCATTGCGCAAACAGGACGTTATCTGCTGGAAGAGGTCCACGGCTGGATACTTTCCAATAGCGAACTTCAGCAGAAAATTTATAACCATAAGTACACCCAATGGAAGCTGGACTGTACTTATAAGAAAAAGGCACATGAAGAGTGTCCCGAAGAACCGGAAAAACCAGCTTACAAAATGCTTTTTCTCCCTGCCACTACCAGCTACAGCCGTATGCAGATCCAAATGCGGGACAACGGTCCGCAAGGAAGCATCATATTCGATACCGAGGCGCAGACGCTGGCTACAGCCAATCATCTGGATTGCGGTAACTTTGACGATATGCTCCGCAAGGCATTCGAGCATGAGAATATCGATTCCGCTTTCAAGATCAATGGTTTAACCCCCATTTATATCCGTTTTCCCATGCTTGCCATGTTCCTCACCGGCACCCCGAGTCAGATGGCTTCACTGATAGAGACTTCGGAAAAAGGACTTCCGAGCCGTATCATGCTCTACACTTTCCGCAGCATTCCGAAGTGGAAGCCCATGGGAGATGACAGTATCTCGCTCGAAGAGTCTTTCAAGCCGCTGGCACATCGTGTCTTCGAGCTTTATCATTTCTGCAAGAATCATCCTGTATTGTTTCACTTCAGCCGTTCTCAATGGGATTATCTGAATCATACGTTTTCTAAGCTGCTTGCCGAAGTGGTTCTGGAAGGTAACGATGACCTTCAGGCCGTTGTCAAACGGTATGCCTGTCTTGTGATGCGCATCAGCATGATCCAGGCACGCATCCGCCAGTTCGAGGCGAATGATGGCGCACCGGATATCTATTGTAAGGATGTAGATTTCGAGCGTTCTCTCCAGATCGTTCTCTGCTGTTATGAGCATAGCAGGCTATTATTGTCTTCCATGCCGTCTTCCCAGCTCCATCCGTTGAAAGATCCGAACAGTACACGGAAATTCATCGACGAGTTGCCAGAAACATTCACTACCGAAGATGCAATGCAGATCGGCGTAAAATACGATTTCAGCCACCGCAAGATCAGCAGGCTGATAAAATCGTTCATTGGCGTCAAAATCAATAAGATATCTCATGGAAAGTATCAGAAGATCTCATAAAATAGTCCTATCTGTCATTTTTGTCCTTTTGTCCTTTTGAAGACTCTCTGAAAACATTGGGAAGTTTGAAAAAACCTTCTCAATGATCGGATGCAAACATTGGGAAGATTCAATACAATCTTCTCAATGTTTTTTCCTTTTATCAGTGCGTCTGTGTGCGTCACTGCACATCACGGGCACTTGCCCATGTAGTATCTTTGTTGTGTATAGAAACGACAAAACGATTTGTTAGAGTTTCCCAAATCATTTTGTGACGTTTTTATTCTTGTTAACGTAAAACGAAATGTGTGTTTTGAATAGAAATACTCTTCTTAATCATAGCTTAAACAAATATTATAATCATCCTACATTTTAATAATAAAACGCAATCTTATTCCATGACTCCTTTCACTATCTAATTATTAATACTACCTTTGTATCGATTTATAAGCGAAGGGGTGGTGCCTTTCGCTATTTGTTTTGTTTGTGTTATCAAGCCGCTAACTCGTGATGAGCAGGCGGTTTTCTTTTTTATAAGGCAGCTAACCCTTCGTTTACCTCCTGCAAGATACTTTCAAACATGGTAACATGCGGTGCTATTTCAACATCCGCAGGGAAGTTCATCGCCTTATTACCGTTTTCAGATGACATATATCCGGAATAGGTACGTTCCTCATTACCGGTTACTTTGTTGATGTTACACGACAAACGGCGTAATTCCTTGCCATCATAGGAATAGGAAACCTGATATTCATACTCTCCGCTTTTTGTGATTGCTTCCACTTGTGTAGTTCTTGAATTTTCAGTTAAAATCTTTGTTTTCATAATCTTCTATTTTTTATTGTTAATACTATCCAGTTTTTCATAAACACTCTTTTTAACGAAAGCGAAAAACTGTCCGACATCCATATACTTACGCACGGCTTCCGCCTTCTCTTCATCTATTTCTACTTCTCCCTGTTTGTAGATTGCCTGCGCAAAATCCAATTCACCCAAGTCAGGGGTATTCTTGTAGATTGTGTTACCTAGCTCTTTGCTGATATCGAACGTACTCTTATTCCCTTCGATGTCTGTCATTTCGATTTTTCTAAAGTCTATTTTCATAATCGTTATTAATTAAAATTTATTTCTGCCTATCATTACAAATTCAAAAGCTACGTTACGTGATCCCGCTGTTGTATGGATTATATCTACTTGAAAATAGCTACTAGTTTTTTCTAGTATCATAGCCGCAGCCCATGTGTATCCCCTATCCCAATAGCATGTCGGTGTAATCATTACGTAATAATTGTTATGCCCCAAGTTATGATATATAGTATACCCACCATCACCCCTGTTTCTTGATGCCGATATAGAAGTAACCCCATTACCCCATGTGTTCTCGATTGATCCTCCGGCGCTAACTCTTCCCGCGATCAGAGCACCCGGAGCATTCCATTTTTCACCATCGCGTTGACCAAATACATGTGATCCGTAACTTTGTATAGCATAAGACGTTCCATTCCCAGTAATAGCTAATGCGGGTTTATTCGCTCCGCCACTGATACTAATACCAGCTCCTTTATCATTTCTGATTTGAAGAAGCGCAGCACTCGGGTTGGCTGTTCCATATTCGTTTATTCGTAAAAAACGGACCATATTGTCTCCAATCATAAGCGATCCCTTAGCGTCGGCAGAAGTAAGCCTGTCACCTTCAACTTTAAAGCCACCTATTTTTGCACCGGTTGTTGCGGTTAACCGTCCGGTAGTTATATCGGTAGTTGATATTATACCTGCCACAAGGGTTCCGGTCACAATCGCATTCGCATCAATCAGAGATGTTTTGATATGTCCTCCTTCGATAATCGTAGTATCGAGTTTAGCAAGTGTTACCATATCCTGATACGCCATTCCTTTGAGTGATGTCTTCAATGTATTCAATGCTGTATTCACATTATTCGCCATTGTCTGTGCTGTGGATGCATTCGATTTTGCAGTATCCGCTGTCGATTGTGCAGCGACAGCAAGCGTCCGTGCCTTTTCAGAGATGGCATTCAATAAGTCGGTACGTGCATCATAGTAGGCTTTGAAATTTGCTCTAAAAGTTGTTCCGGCTATGGCTGACGTCGTTGTTAACGATGAGAGCAGCGGAGTGACATATGTGCTCAAATTAGAATAGGCGGTTCCATATGCCGTTTTGGATACCCCAAACTTGTCGGCTGCAGCATCATTCTTTACCTTCTCCGAAACGATAGCGTCCCATTCCTTTTTAGCTTGCTGCTTATCCGATGGGGTGAGCTTGTTGTCACTGGCAATATCAGCAAGAAGAGAATTTGCAGACTCCGCACTGCTTTTCGCTGTATTGGCGGTCGACTGTGCTGTGGCTGCATTGGTCTTTGCGGTATTAGCCGTTGTTTGGGCATTATTAGCTGCGGTTTGAGCGGCAGTAACCTGTGCACCGGTTGCTTTATCGTTAATTGTTCCTTGCAGGGAAGAATTCAACGAGTTAAATGTAACTTGTCCGGTAAAGTCAATCTTCTTGCCGAATACTGATACACCGAACCCGTCAAGGGTAATCTGACTTTTAATCGTATCGGTAGTCGGACGCTGTTTCAAATCGACCAAAGGAGTCGTAACTTCTGTCTTTACATCCAACGTTCTAGCAGTCGTACCACTGGTCCATGTGTAAGCTGATGTTTTTAGGGAGATATTAACGCCTGTAGCTCCTTCTACGATCACGCAATATTTTGAGCCGCCACGGACATATATATACTCCAGTGAGGCCTCCGTGATTTGACTGATACTACCCACAGGCACAATATCAGCAAAACTATAAGCATAGTCCAAAACAGTTCTTTGGATAGCTATAGTTCCCCATCCGGAACCGTTGGACTGCCAACGGCACATAACGGAGAACCCTTCGCTGTGCGTACTCCATGAAGGTTTGCCATATCCTGCGTAAAGCGTCCTTTGAACTGTAATTATATATGGTATGGTAGTACCCATTCCAATTATAACCGGATAGTATTTTGTCACATCCAGTCCCGTAGCATCCACCCAGAGTTCCGTGCGTTTAGCCGCGTTGGCCGCAATGGTTTCTGTCTGACTTTTGACAGTCAGTTTAATCGCGTCAGGCGTTATCTTTGCCTCGGCAGACTGCAAGCGGGTATTAATGCCGTCTACTACTGTCTGATCCGCTTTTAGCCTGATAGAATTCTCCGTCTGAGTAATTCGTGTTTCCGCACTGGCTAACGCTGATGTAGTGTTACCCCCTCCAAAAAATCCGGTTACCGCACCATTGATGATCGTAGCAGATATAGTCACGTTTCCCGCTGTCCCCTGCTTCCATTGTTCCAGACCGTTACCTTTCCCTATTCCTTTTTGACCTATGAGTACATAGGACCGTCTCGTTGCGGTACAGGTCATGCCACTACCACCGTAGGCTGCCAGCGCATTGGCAGTAGCCGTATCGATACCGACAGCATCGTAAGAGATCACGACTATAATATAGTTTGTATCAATCGCATTCAGCGCATTTACGAAGTTCGTATAATTTGAACCTCCGGCATAAACATCGTAAGTACCTACCTTTGTAAATTCCAAAGTAGTCCTGTTTATTTTAAATAAAGTAAATCCCCTGCCACTATAATTAAGCTGAGTTTCATTAAGCACCACATAAGAGGTTGCAGCTGCATCTGAATTAGTACCATATGCTACAAGCCGGCCGACTTTGTTATATTCGGTTTTGGTTACCCTTTGCTCTATTGCGTTTTGAGCAACAGTGATCGCTGATTCTGCCGCAGTGACCCGGTTGCCTAAAGCATTGAAAGTAGTTGTGTTTACTTTTAGATCGATACTGTCTTTAAGAACTTTGATCCCTGAGTCATAAGTCGTTTTTGTTACATACTTACCGTCAACGTCATCCAGGAGTTTCTTTGCATTGGCGGCAGAAGTTGCGGCTTCTCCCGCTTTTGTTGTAGCAGTAGAAGCGCTACCAGCAGCAGATGTCTCACTTTTCTTCGCATTCGTGGCGGCTGCGGATGCTTCACCCGCTTTCGTTGTTACTTCTTTGACCTGTAATGTGATGCTGCCCGCGGTCTGATTAATGCTGCTTTCTTTTGTCGTGACCGATTGCAAGGATGCTGCCGCAGAATCTGCAGATCCAGCAGCAGCAGTAGCAGAGGAAGCGGCATCGTTAGCCTTAGTTGCCGCCATGTTTGCAGATGTTGCTGCTTCTCCAGCTTTTGTTCCGGCAGTATTTGCAGAACCGGACGCAGCCGTTTCGCTTTTCTTCGCATTCGTGGCGGCAGCAGTAGCTTCACCTGCTTTCGTTGTTACCTCTTTGACCTGTAATATGATGCTGCCCGCGGTCTGGTTGATACTTGATTCCTTCTCTGTTATGGTAACGAGTTTGGCGGATGCGTCATCAGCGGACTTTTTTGCATTCGTTGCAGATGTAGCGGCTTCACCGGCTTTGGATGCCGCAGTAGAAGCAGAACCTGAAGCAGCCGAAGCAGACTCGGACGCTTCGGTAGCTTTCTTGGTAACTTCCTTGACTTGCAGCGTTATATTTCCCGCAGTCTGGTTGATGCTTGACTCCTTCTCTGTTATAGTAACAAGCTTCGCTGTAGCATCATCTGCGGACTTTTTTGCATTAGCTGCGGAAGCAGATGCTTCCCCTGCTTTGGATGTCGCAGTAGAAGCACTGCCGGCAGCGGCGGTCTCGCTCTTCTTCGCGTTCGTGACTGCGGTGGTCACTTCCGTAACCTTAGAGGATATCTGACCTTCTCGAATCTCAAAGTTCGTCTCGACAGTGGTGATTCTCGTTTCCAGCCTGCTTTCAGCATCAGATATAGCTTCTTCCACTCTTTTGCCGGAACGCAGGATAAATGTTCCTTTCAGCCAGACATTTGTTCCGTATAAGCCGGAGCCGGACAATACACCGAACACAGCATCGGTTATGCCCGATAATTCCCCTGTACGGGTAATCAGTTTATCGGTGAGTGAATAAGAGTTGATCCCGGCATAATCATCACGGTATGGCGCAGTATCACCTATCGCACAGTCTATCTGTGCTTTTTGCCTTGCAGTGTTGGTTCTGTTGCCTAATACCGCTACATCATCACACGGTCCCGGAGACGAACTGCCTGCCTCACAGTCTGTTTTTGATAAATTGAAATAACCTGTTCCGGCAGAAGTTACCAGACGCCAATAACGTTTAGCCGATTTTCCAGTAAATGCCTGGCAGAGTACCTGATCGTCTTTTACAAAATCATCCGTACTGTCATGCTCGCATTTCCAATAAGAACCGCCATCGGTGACTTTAGTCAACTTCGCTCCGGCAGCAGATCGTATGACCATACCGCCTTGATGTGTCATTTTCTGAACGACCAATTCGAATACAGAGAAGATCTTACGCACGGTGAGGTTGTCTATCTCCATGTTCCAACTGCCGTCCAGAGCCTTATATATCTTCATCCCTTCGCCGCTAAAACCGGATACAAAGGTTTCAGAAGAGACATAGTCCTTGATGACTGTCTGCATCAACGTTGCGACATGCGATACGGACAAATCATGCAGATCGGCAAGAGCTTGTACCAGAAGATCAAGCGTAGTTACCTTCTTGGATACAGTCAATTCGGGAACTTCCAATAGTTCGCGTAAGATTACCTTATTAGCTTCGATCAGACCTTCTTTGTTGATAAGCCAGCCGGTTACATTCTTAGCATAATCAATAGACGATATCTCATCGGAAATTTTAGCTTTGCATGCGGAAAGCGGACCTACGACATCTACGCCTTCCTTAAAATGGATCAGCTTCTCGGCTGTATCTTCCGTTACCTTACTTAAATACTTTCCGTTTGCGATTTCCTCAGTAGAAATTTTGTGCAGTTTAAAATGTCCTCTGCCATCGCTATTGGGTATTCTGTCGTCGTCTACGAGTACGTATAAGTCATCCTCTCCCTCGATAGAGATCACCTGACCGGGATAGGGCATGTACGCTTCCTCATCTTCGTTACGGGCGTAAGCCGTGGCATCCTCTATGGTGGGCCACGTCTCCGTTGAGTCTATGGGGAAAGGATTCGTCCGTCTGTATTGGTGAGGAAATGAACTTCCGACTATTTTTACCATGATTATGCTGTTTTAAAAGTAAATGAATCCGGATCGTTCAAACCTTGTGTCTGAATAACCCACATTTTGTAATCAATAGCATCGCTTCCATTTGCTCCTTCGACAGATATCGCTTTCGGTCCTGAGCAAATTTTCCCGTTTTCTACGAAATTGCCGTATGATGATGCAATGGATATTTCCTTAATACTATCAGCAGGAACACACACGGCTACTATCTTCCAGTTAGACGCGGAGAACTTGAATATACCAGGACCACTATACAGACCATTAGATCCTAGTGCTCGCACGTCGGCAGAGGATTGAGGAATAGAAGAACATACGCCGGCGAACCATTTACGTTTGACGTTGACACTGATTTTGCTGGTCAAGATCGTTTCGTTTATATCTCCGTCGTCAGAAGCGGCATATATGACTGTTGCAGTATAGGATTCTCCTTTAGTATAGTTCCCTTGCAACTGTCTTGTTGCGGTTTGAACACCGGCAGGATCACCAGTGAATTCCAATACGTTTTCCTCTTTGTCGTCATAGAATGCTTTGATCATTGCGCCATTATCGTTGCGGGTGGCGGTATATGTAATGAAGCCTTTGGTTGATCCAAACTCAACATCATTAGCGGTTGAGAGTTTACCTACCAATGTTGCCGGAGTAGGTGCATAAAGCATTTTCCGGAATATCTGTTCGTATCCCATACCTTTACGCAGGATTTCTCCCGGATTTACATGACCGGTCTTTGGCGCGTTTACGTGAATATCCTTGCTCAATCCTGTATCAGCAGAACCAATGCCGGAGGAAGATAAGCTACTACCGCCGCCACCGGTACGTACAACAGTACCATTACGATAATTCTTCGACCTGGAACTAGCAGGAATTGCTCTTGATTTTATGACGATGTTACTACTCATACTTCTATCATTATACATTCAAAACTGTTCATCTTGTAGTCGATTGTACCTCCTGCGTTGATGAATTTCTTATTAACCATATAGTTGTCATACAAGCGGGATAAGGGAGTTATATCAGACGACGCTTTTATTACCAGCTTTAACTTGATACGGGTGGCATTATAGCGTTTGATAATTCTTCTTATTAGTTGTTCTTCCGGACGTATTGTGGTTGCTTCTATGTTTGAATAAAGATTGTCAGTGAGGTAATTCTCACCAATCATTACCTTACTGTAGCAAGCTCCATCTTTGTTGTAAGAGGAAATTTTAAACTCTATTTCATCGAGTTCATTGATATAATTTTCGTTGACTATATTTTCGTAAATGCGATCTGAGTTGCTTTCTTCCTCTTGCATTCCGTCTTTTTTCTTAAAGTCAATCTTTATATCCTTTAAAAAAAATCCACCGATAACTCCTTCTGGAAGCCATATCTTCTTTAAAATTTCAAACTCCAGTCTTCCGAATAAATTAATATTATCCGGAATCTCTATCACATATCCGGATAATCCCTCGTAGGGCATCTCTAATGTTTTAGTATTTTGATTTTTTGCCCATTCATTCGGATGCTTCAGGTCAAAACTTAAATCAAAAGTTAAATCTAGTCCTGTCGGTTGTTTGGTTGCAGACTTAACCCATCCGTTATTGGTATAATAGTAATCACCTATGATTAGTCTGCACGCTATTTCTGCACCAAATACTCCACCGGACTTATACTTTTCATACGATGTCATATTGCTTGAATTTAACGGTTGACTGTACGACATACTGATTCCGAAGGCTCCGTCATGATATTTAATAGGCTTATTATCCTGAAATTTCAGCAATGGTGCACCTGTGGCCAGTTGCTTAGACACTGATATCTGTTGCTGATCTACCATCGAAGGATATGTATAGTCAGACATCAATTTGAATTGATATAAATACTCCCAATTATAATCCGTGATATTCGGTTTGCCGTCATTCACTTCATACTCACATCGTTTTGCGCAGTATCCGCCTAAAAAAGACCTAGTCGGCTCATCTACATACACATTAATTGCATTCTCATCAACTAAATTACAATAAGGTAGTTTATCATTTAAATTCTCATAACGTGGAAGTTTAAACACTTTGCTCTTTAAGTATTGTCTTATCTCATAGTACTGCTTATAATTATAAGTTTTTCTTTCTGTGAACGCATCCAGCTGTTTAAACTCCTCCTCTGAAATAATATCATTATAACAGTAGTTACTGCAATTCACGGTAGCTTTATTATAACCGGGCAACACATATTTCCTCTACCAGTATAATCCTTTCTCTGAATATTTATGAAGTTAGGCGATGTATCCTCTATTTTGCTGATAAGATCCGGATTATATTTATAAAAATTACCCAAATAATCCACATCGACAAAATATAATTCACCCCTCCAGTCAACACAGGTCCAGTTAAGAAACTTACAGACTTCTTCTAACACTTCTTTTAACTTCATAGGTTTATCATCTTCGTCAAAGAAGTCCTGTTCGCTAACCGTTAGATGTTCTAATATGTTTAATTGCATATCGTAATCGGCTTTATTTTTCGCATAAACATGAGGAATGTACACGGCGGTATATTGTCCAGATGCCGCAGAGATGCATTTTTTTAGTATATCCCAAAAAGATATAAATTCTCTAGTATCTTTCGCTTGCTCATAGTCTATAAATTCCAGTGAAGACATGGCGCTCATGCATTCTAATTCTAATTCAAATGTTTTGGAGCTATAATCCTGAGTGTAAAGCTCCGGTTTGATAAATCCGCACCAGGTAACCACCCCATTCTTTTTAAACGTTACTCGGTATTGCTGATAGGCGGTAGAGAACAGGCTTTGTAGATAATCACTCCCTACAATGGATATTTTAGCTGTGCTGAACCGAGTAGGAATATATAGAAAATCTTCGTCCGCTATATCAACTGTAAATGGAGAAGAACCACCTTGGAATTCAGTGATCTCACCGAAGTAGTTTTCTTTTTCTATTTCAACTACGCAAGGTATATTTTCTAACGAAGCGAATGGTACTGTATATATTAATCTATAGCTCATGATATAGGCTTTTTCCCTTGTGATTTAAGTTCATTGTTGATAGTCAGAATCAGATCCTTTGCCCGGACCCTGGTTGTTACCGATGAGGATATATTTCCACCTCCGCCCAATTTTCCAGAATTAATCGCTTCGAATAAATGGGATTGCTGTCCCTGATTGAGTATCATTTCACCGGCATTGACACGGGCTAGCATTTTATCACCCGAAGTAGGGCCGCCACCAATAATACCACCCCTTGCAAATTTAGGAAGGGTGGCGAATAGAGCAACGATACCGGCAACAGCAGCAGCTGCTAATGCTATACCAACGATCGGTATACCCGCTACGCTTTTTCCAGCCGCTGTTGCAGCCTCCGCTGTATTAGCTGCAACTACTCCGCGTGAATTTGCTTTTTTCGTTTCCGCAGACGCTGTGTCTACAGCCATTTCCTTAACGGCTCCTATAATTTTTTTGTCTGACGCTTGTTTCTCGATAACCCCTTCTATCTCTTTTGCTTTAGTTAGTTTATTAGTCAGCTCTGTAATGTTTTCAATCATTTTACAGATTGACATAAACGAATCAATCACATTAGTAAGCGTATTCCAAATGGCCATAATCCTTTCCCATTCAGTTGCATCAACATCATTCATTACATCCCGAAGATTACTGAAAGCATTAACTATCCGATCGGAACCGCTTGCAATATCTTTCACACCTGAATACAATGACTCATCTAACTCCTTGCCGAAGTTCTTAATGTCTTCCTGGACTTGCGCTAACTTTAATGCTTCTTCCATTGATGGAACGTTGGCCATAGCATTGGCGATTTCATCTGACAGCGTTTCTCCGATGATTCTTGCTTCCTCTTTGTATTTATCTGCTAATTCTTTTGCCTTGTCTAGATTTTCAGAGGCGATATCAGCTTTGGTTTTCTTGTAGTCAAAGGTTGTATCGCGAGGCTTTATTTTAACTGCAGTAGCAAGTAATTTTGCATTCAGCTGCATAACTGAAATAAATACATCTGCCTCATCTCCAATGCCTTTAATGCCAGCAGCAGATTTAGCCGCTTCAACGGAAAGTGAAACTATATTGGAATTCAATTCTTTCTGAGAGATAAGACCTTTGGCTTGCTGTGCTTGGGCTTCCCTGACCTTTGTATTGTAATCCTTCTGCACCTTCTCAAACTCAACAAGAGCGGCATTCTTATCTTGATTTCTTATCGCTTTCTCAGCAGCGGTCTTAAGATTCTGAAAATATTGACTCTCAAGTACTTCTTTATCACCTGTTCCTTTGGCTTGGGCGTACATCTTGATGTTCAGTTCTCCCAGGGCTTTATTATACTCTGCCTGAGTGATCTTTCCGATCTCTAACTCAGCGCCTAGCTCCTCAAATTGTTTATCATAAGATTCTTGCTGTTTCTGAAGATGAGTTTTTTTCTTTTTGTCATCGTCCGGATCAGTTGTTGGTGTTGTAATTGTTGTGCTTCTAGAAATCTCATTTCCTAATCTCAATTTCGCATCACTGAGTATTTTTGAGAATTCAATATAAGTGTTCAAATCATCCTTTAAGCCATTTTCAAATCCTATAGCGTCAACCATTGACACTTTATGCTTTGCTTTAAACCTCTCTTCTTTAACCAAATCTCCGCGAGCTATTTCCCAATCAGGAGCCAATTCCTGTACTGTCTTCCCGTTGTAGGATTTTGAGCCTATTTTGCGTAATTCATTTTCGCTTTCTGCTACTTCTTTTGCTGCCAGTTCGGCTCTTGCTGCACTTTCAAGCAATTCTATGCGTTTAGATATTTCTTTGTTTACATCTTGGTTGGTTTTTAGCTCAGTACCGAGAATACCATTGATTTTCCCTAATATTTGTTTTTTGTAATCTAATGATGAATTAACTTTATTGTACTCTGATAACAAGGCTTTAACTTTTACAATTTCTGAGTTCGACTCTGCCGCATGATTCATTCGATTCAGATAATTGTCAAACAAGCCCTTTATTCGTTGTGACTCTTTATAAGCATTATAAAATTTAGCAACGATAGCCCCTATGACCGCAAGTATTGCTGTTGGAGCCATAGAAATGAGAGTTGCCTTAATTGATAACATCGCTTTGCTGAAAGCCATTCTGATAGAAGCACCGGCCTTTTGCGCTTTCCATGCAACTTCATCAAACTTCTGTCCTGCATCCTTGGCCGCCCGACGTGCTGCTGACTTGGCGGCTAACTCGGCTTTGGCAATAGAGGAAATAATTTTATTGACCAGCCGACTTGTAACCATGACTAAAACAGCTGCAACAAGATAGGTAACAATGCTTTTTATATTGTCAGCAGCCGATTTAACAATATTGGTCAGCCAGTCTATCAGAGCTTTATATTTACTTTGTATATCCGTGCCGTTCACTAACTCTGTAAAGACGTTTTTCAGGCGATTTACAGATGTCTCCAAGTTATCAGTATCAACGTTAGGAATCATCTCATTAAGTGCCTCAGCAAATTTAGGAAGCACATCCTTACTCATCAGTTTACCCTGTTTGAGCAACTTGTCCAGACCAGCAACAGAAACACCCGCAGCTTTTGCCATAGCCTGAAGAGCAACAGGAAGACGTTCTCCCATCTGTAGACGCAATTCCTCGGAACTGATCTTGCCTTTACTCATCATCTGGGATAATGCAAGCATAACTCCATTACTGTCGTCCGCACTCATACCGAAGGCCGTACATGCCCGAGAGACGGATTCGAATACTTTTCGTTGATCAATCATGGACATACCGGATATGGAAGCAGCCGCCGTGAATTTTGCGTAGTTAGCCGTCAGAGCATTAATCTCTAATCCGTATTTTTTAGCCAGAACGAGCAGGTATTTTTGATTATCCGCATACTGAGACATTGTGCCGGAGACATTCTTTAATGCGGTAGTAACACGGTTTGTTTCTCTCGCTACATCGATGAATCGGGAGACAAGACTGGTTAATCCAAGGCCACCTGCACCAAGTGCTGCTGCGAAAGTGAGGATTTGCATCTGCATGGAACGAAAGGCCGCTTTTACCTGATTCGTCCCTTTCTTAAAGTTCTCTGTAAGTAAATTGATCGCTATACTGAAACTTAAACGTCCTGCCATGATCTTATAAATTTAATAGGTCTTTTCCTTTTTGCATGAATAATTCAAATCTTTCTATCTCAGTTTCTTTGATTTCTTTTTCCGCTTGTTTCTCTGCTTCCTCCCAAGGGAAAGTGATCAGATCTTTAGCTCCATTTTCCATCTTTCGTGCATCAATATGCGGGAGAATGGTGAGATATGTCCACATTCGTGCGCTTTCCATATCTTCTTTTCGTTTCTTTTCGTACGCCTCTATGTAGAGTGGGAGGTCACATAACTCCATTTCATTGAGCGCATACTGGGCATCCAGTCCAGACATGATGAGAGTGGATACGATATCAGCTATTGTTCCCGGGCTATCATCGGTACTACCTATGTCAGCTTTTTCCTGTTTTTTCTGGAATTGGCTTAATACAGCCGTTTCCGTCTCTAACTTCGACACCATTTCTCTAACTAACTTTTGATTGGATAGTGTTTTCCGGAAGATATCAAAGGAATACATAGTATTCTCATTATTACAGATAGTTGTGGTATACAATAGTGCTTCTACGTCTTCTTCATTGGCGTAATCCATCAAGGAAAAAGACTTCTTCCGCAGTTGTTCCCAGCGTATGATTGATTTAATTGTTAGTCCTATTTTCATTGTATTATTATCAAATAAGGCGGCCATCACAGGACCGCCTTATGCACATTTGTTACTAACTAACTTTTATTCACTTGCGTTTTCCGGTGCTCCACTCGCAGTTTGTGTCAGACCTCCAATACCTTTAAAAGAACTGCTGCATTTAGCTATTTGCCCTGCTTCGGATGAAATAGACATCGATGTAATCATCACTTCTCCGGTATAGCTCATCTTTGCAGTGTCTTTCTCAAAGGTTCCGCCAAAATTGTCTTTGTCCGTTGCTTTTGCCTCACCGAAATAAAATGATAACGTTTCGCTGGCTATCTGTTTAGCCAACAGAGTATCATAGCTCATTGCACCTTCCTTGCGAGTTACCAGTGACTCGGAAGAAACGGTATAACTTTTCTTTCCGGGAAGGGAACCGGACCAGTCACCCATCATTTTGTTCGAGATATCTATTTCTTCGGTTGTCACTTCCAGTGTTGCATTTGATGCAAAGGCGATAGGCTGATCGCCAACAAACACAAAGAGTTCACCTCTGTAGATATCTTTTCTTGAATCTAATTTTACTCCTGCCATAATATTTATCTTTGTTCTATTGAAAATTGTAAAACTTGAATGTATTTGTTATCAATGAAGTCCTCAGTAGAGTCTTCAAGCTCAATATATATATCCGGATCAGCAAAGTCGCCGGATAAAGTATCATAAATCAATGAAGCGAGCTCCTGGCTGCGATCATAGTTTTCACTTACCGCAATCACGTTCACAACCGGTACCTGCCGGTATACGCCAAACTTGGTGCGATCCTGTTTGTAACCATCACGCTGATAAACGATAAATTCTCCGGTGCAATGACCGGGAATATCTTCTCATCGACAATATCCTTGATGCTATCCGAAGCAAGAAGAATGGCACGCACTTCCGTTGTGATCTTAAACATATTCATCGTCTCTCGTTTATTCGTTGTACTGCTTTCTGAATTCCTTGACTGATAGCCTGCATAGCTTTATTCTCTTCTGTTTTCTCGGCATCACCCCAAAAACTGTTGCCCGGCATAATTCCCCGGCTTTTACCGGTATTGGTGTAACGTTTCTTGGTCCCTTGATCTACAAGATGAGAATGATTGCCACCTGGGCGATCAAACCCCGCTAATGCTCCCAGTTTATTACGTTTTATCCGAGTAGTGAAAGAATTCATCAGATGATTAGTCTGTTTGCCGTGATGTAATAACCTTGTGCGTAGATTGCTTCTACCTTTCACGCGAAATATATTCACTGCTGCACGTAGACCGCTTTTCACCACCTTATCTTTTTCGAAGTCTTCCAGATTCCGGATCAGATATTGAATATTCTCTCTGTCGATTGTCGTTACCTGAATCATACATCAATCTTTTTAAGCGTTAAAGTCAGTTCGTTGGCAACAGGTTCTATCATCTTTATCTCCCAGATACAATTTGCGTATCTTACACGGCAACCATATTTGATCTGCGGATAACTACGTACTTGCATAACTGTTGTATGCCCGACAAACTGTTCATATGCATTCTCTTCTACGGAAAGAAGAGTCTGCTTCTTGCGCTGTGCCCGGCATCGGAATACTTCTTTATATTCCTTGCTGACAGCTCCTGTCGAAGACTTTACTTCGACAGGGATTTCAAATACAAGCTGATATTTCAGCAGGCCCGCTCTCATTTGGCATAATTCCGATAAAGTGATACGAGATGTCTGTAAGACAGGGGTACTTCCGCCGACTGTGCAAAAGCAACCGGTTCACGATTAGCATAAAACTGTCCGACCATCAGGAGAATACACTGACGAAGAGGCGCAGGTAATTTACCTTCGTTCTCCTGCGCCAGTGTATCCAGTTTCTCACATACATCTTTCTCTACAACAGTTTCAGAGGCTTCTATAAGTCCGATAATGTATTCGTCATCTTCCGTAAAGGATTCCTCTACGTTCAGATGTTTCTTTGCCAGTTGTAGTTCGACGTATGCCATATTACTTCCAAGTTGTTTTTGCAAAGCTTTCGTCTCTGCGAATACCTGCGTCAAAATATGCGTTTACAATCAGTTTAATTTGTCCGTTAGCGGCTTCCGTGTATGGATCCACAGTCAAATCAAGTGCACCCCACTGACCAATAAAGTAGTCTGCCCAGTTCGCAAAGATTGCTCCATATTCATCTTTTGCAGTTTGTAAACCACTGGCAACATTGGTTGTAACAAGACATTTGTAGCCATTCAGCATACCATTATCACCGATTAAGAAACCACCGGCACCGGAAGCGTCTTTCACGGTAGTCTTTAATTTACCGAGTATCGCCGGATGAATCACGTACGCCAAATTACCCTGCAGAGCGTTGGCGGTATTAATCTTTGTTTCAAGTTCAACAATCTTTTTCCAATCAACAACACCGCCAGCTGTCGGTACTGTAGTAAAGAACCCATCGGGCTTAGTTGCTGCTGTAGCGGCTGCCCCGAAGATGGTAGCTTCTAATTTGGCGGCGATAGCACGGACGATCTGGTCACGCAACATCCTCTCAACTCCTAATGAGTCTTGAGCTAGCATCTGTTTAGAGATGTAAGTTACTGCAGCCAGGCGCTTAGGGCTAAAACCCTGTTTACTGAAAGTCCCCGTACCATCAGCAGCGGCCGATGTTTCACCCGCCCAATCAGCAGTAGTTCCGGTATATTTGGGGATTGATACGTTATTGGTCAACCCGGTTACAATATTCGCACCAACTTGCGCCAAGATAAGATTAGCAGTAAGTGGTGTCATGATATCCAACATGTCTGTGTCAATCACATTACCGCCATTAGCCGGAGTACCTGCCACAACAGCCGCACGATCTTCCACGGGAATCAACAAACTGCCGGTAGTCTCCATACCGGACATCTGTGCCCGACCTCTCTCAATTACTGCCAGACTCTCATCTGAATAGGTGCCTGTAATAGATTCGCCAATAGCTCGCAAAAGAGAGAAACGTTTCTGTGGGGCGTATGGGGTACCCTTTCGTTTATTCATCGCTTCCAATTCCACAATTTCGGCATCAATATCCACCATTCGGGTAGCAATTTCATTTAACTTGGTAGTTTCTTCCGAAGTAAGCATTCTTTTCTCTGTCTTAGCTGCGCTAATCAATGTTTCCTTCCGGGTATTAAGCTGTTTTTTTTCGTCTTTCAGCTCGACTGTACTTTTTTCTTTAGGCATAATCTTACACTTTAGATATTAATTAAATTTGCTTTCTATATCAGCGAAATACGTGTTTAACGCTATTTCATTAGCTTGTCTTTCCTCTTCTTCGAGAGCTTCCATTCCGCGTTTATATACCGATGTCTGAGAATAGGCGGCATTATACACTGGCGATACATCATACAATTCACTTACTTTTTGGATCACACGTTTTACTTTACCGTCTTTTCCACGTTCCCATGTGTCTTTTTCTACGGTAAAGGCAAAGGAAGAGCTATCAACCTCTCCACGTTTCAAATTCTCTAATAATTCGTTGCCCAATGCTGTGTTTGGAGCTTCAAAACGGTACTTCAACCCCTTTGTATCAACAGTTAGTGACAAAGAACCTTGTCCTTTCTTAGACCTTGCCAAAATACCACGACTTTGATCATGATTAAGAAGCGCAAATACGTCACTTTTTGCCAGCACTCCTTCCAAAGCTCCGCGTTCTATAACTTCCACGAACGGAAGTCCAGTGGAAGGCGTATCGAAAAGTAAAGCATACCCTTCAACCGTTCTGCTTTCGCTGTCTACTGTAACCTCATACGAGGTATTTCTAATTTCTCTTTTATCCATATTACCCGATTTTTATACTAACCAAAATTCTGTCATACAAATCTGCTATTTTTGTGGATTTTCCAATTTATTTTTATCTTTCTCCGGATCAGATGGCCTCATTACGGCAAATTTTAACGGTTGAGTATTAACCTGGACGAAAGTTTCATTCCCATCCGGTAATCGAGGTAAATTGTTAGCCCGTCTAATTTCATTAGGAGTAATACCCCCATTCTGAAATAACATGTTATTGTAAGCCGCTAAAGAAGTTATGTCAGCTCTTAATAAAGCGGAGGTGTCGAACTGTACGGCTATTCTATTGCACTCAGAACGTTTGAACACCTTACGTTTTATTTCTAGTTCTATTTTCTCTAGCATTGGAGCTACTGTATCCGTAAGGAAGGCTAACTGTGTCGCCTCAACAGTCGAATAGCTGGAATTTTTCAAATCGAATGCCTTTACAGGAGAAACAGAAAAGAATCGGCACATATCTACCACACAATATTCTCTTCCTTCGATGAATTGCGCATCTTTAGGGCTGATAGTTATTGGCTGGTATTTCATATTTCCCTCCAGAATTACAATTCCATTCGGATGACCGGATGTAGGGTTAGTACGGTGCTCCCATTCCGCGTAATTCTGTTCTTTCTGCTTTGCATCTACCCGTGCCCCCTCAATTGTCAGTACTCCTGATGTACTCCCGCCGCCTTCAAAAAATCCAGCAGCGTATTGTTCCCCATAAGTTGATATGTCAATCGTTTGCCGGGCATGTGCCAAAGTAGACACACCAATAATGCCATCATAGGAAAAATTGAGTATATGTATCATGTCATGCGGCTCTACTAATTCCACAAAGCCGGTCACACGGTATCTTTTTCGTTGTATTCCCATTGCATCAGCCACATATACGATAGTTACCATGTTAGATGGCAGGTAAATCAATTGCAGGGCATTTCCTGAATTATCACGTTCAATATAAGCATAGCCGTTTCCATCCAGTAATACAGATGTTACAAGCGTTTTGAAGAAAGTAAACCGTGTCATGTCCTCATTAGGCTCACAGTTCAGTAGATGATAGGCCGGATGCTCTTTAAACTTTGTCTTGAATCCATCCTCATCGACCAAATACGTATCCAACGGAAGTTGAGCGACACTATCCCCAATAACATCTACACAACGATACACAGTACTAAGAAGCATTGGTTTGCTACGACTACCGAAAAATACACCACCGCCTCTCATCATAGATGTACTGGCTATCTCTTTTTTACTGGCCTTTCTTATTTCAATTCCTAATATTTTCATATCAACTTTTTAGACTAACCAAGAAAGTGTCATACAACTTTAAATCAATGCGCTATACCTGGGAGAAACGAGGTATACTCCAAGAGCTTCCAGCTTTGCTATTACTCCGTCGATTTTCTTTTCTTCGAATTGCTTAGATGGTTTGGTATTACCATTTCTGTCACGTGCCATCACCACGTTTCGGAAACAATGTCGATTTATCATGTTATTATCAATTACCGCTTTACCGGACAATAGTAAACGTTCCATTTCTTTAGTCGGACGGTTGAAGTTGCCGAGTGCCTGGCTGAATGGTTCCATTGGCAGTCCTTTTTCTTCTGCGTTGATTACAAATTGTGTTGCATTCCAAGCATCATAAGCTATCTTCTGAATGAAAACGATATCACGAATGCGAATAAGGTCATTCAGAATGTAATCGTAGTCTGTGACATTACCAGGTGTGATGGTGATAAGCTTCTGTCTGCGCCATTCACCATATAATTCTTTGAAACGTTTTTCTTGTAGTGCAGCTTCCGGCAAATAATACAGAGTTTTAAAGTAGTATTTATCTGCCATTGGAAACATGAAGTTTATGCAAGTAAGGTCGCTGGTACTTGACAAGTCGATACCGGCATAACAGTCCGTATCTCTGAACTGCTCAAAGTCGAGGCTGGCAGATGCTTGCAAAATATAGTGATCGGGAATCCATACAGTTTCTGCATCACACCAAATGTTGAAGCTCTTTGTCTTTACACCGACTTCCTCGGAAGGGGAGTTTTTCACCATTTGTACCTGTGTCTGCAAATAGTTTGGTTTGACTGTTACGCCTAGATTCGGATTTGATTTTATCCAGTTCCTTTCATTTTTCCAGTCATCCCCATCATCCATGGAAAAAATAGCAGCGAATAATGTATCATCTTCCTTCAGTCCCGAAAGTACTTCTGTACACATTAAGCGATGCTGGTAACACGGACCAAGTTTATCAAATCCGGCTGTGGTGATAATAACTGCCATTGGATTGTCACGCATACTTTGTGATGATTGGAGTGCGTCCTTTACCAGCGTGTCCTTTGCGGCATGATATTCGTCAATTAGGTACATGGAAGCATTAAATCCGTCCAGCTTGGATCCGTCAGCGGCAAATACCTGAAGTATACTGAGCATCTTTTCAAATTTCAATTTATCCCGGAACGGGAAGATGTCTTTACCTTTAGGATCAATACCTTTTGCGAACCGGGAGCAAAATTTGAATGCGATTTTAGCCTGATCTTTCGAGTTTGCTGCCAAATCAACTTCCGCATCCATTTCTCCATCGGCGATAAGGTGGTATAAAGAAAGTCCGGCAGCAAAAGCAGTTTTTCCATTTTTTCTGGCTATCTCGATATATACGTACTTTGTAAGCCGTTCTCCTGTCTCCCTTACATAAAAACCATAAACGGCTGCGATTACGAATTGTTGCCAAGGCTGTAAGATAAACGGTTTGCCTGCATGTCTCCCCGTAAAATGTCGGAGGATGGAGAAGAAGGCTATCACTTTGTCTGCTTCTTCTTCCTTGAACTCATATCGATCATCTTCCATGAAGCGAAAGAAACGCTCTGCCGCCAATTTAATGAGATTCCCTGACGTAATATGCCCTTCACTAATATCTTGGGCGTATTTGTAATAAATCTTCGTTTCCATTAACGCACTTCTTTTCTGTCGGTTATGAATTTGTCTAGTGGAGATTCTTCATTATCTCCTGCACTCATGGCTTTTATTTGTCCCTTACTTTTTGCTGTTAATCCATATTCTTTTGCTAATTCAAGATATTGACTCCAGCTTTCTTTCAGTAAATTGGCCTCTGGACGTTTTACCATTTCCCCTTTCAGATTTTCCATAGTAAGTCCCTGCTTACTCAATATGTCTACACAGCTAAGATACATGTCATAAGCCGTAGCCATACGATGAAGTTGTGGAATGTCGGATAGTTCAAGCATTTCCTTCTCATTTAATTGCTTGACAAGACCGGTGATAAGTTTATGGGCCTCGTCATGCTTGATACTATCAGGCACTTTAAAGCTGATTTTCTTCTTTTTTCCCATGATTCTGATTCGTTTTTATCTAAAAACCATAGAAATGTCATACAAAACCGGCAATTAACAGAACGAAACAGTTTGGCTTTTTTCAAAAAGTGCCGTGTGTGTGAAGAAGGGTAGGGCGAGGTTTCGAAGGTCTCAATCGCTCAAATTTGACCCCATACCCCCTTTTGATGAATTTATTGTTAAATTTAACTTAATATTAACAATGCGAGACCTTTTCGTAGGGAAATCCCTATTTATTCGATTCAAATACAAATATCGTCATAATCATTTGTACATATACAAATGATTATGTATCTTTGTAGTGTCAGATAAACAAAGTATTAACCTTTTAAAACAACGTCATGAGAGAACTGAATGAACTAGAACAGATTGAGTTCGAAATAGAGAAGGAGAAACAAAACCTTAGAGAATGGAAACGCAAGGTACTTATACTGGATATTGGAAAAGAAGATGATGAAGAACGTACTGATGCGATACTCGAAAGGATATCAGAACTCCTTGAAAGAAAAGAGAAATTAAAGAAGTAGTAATCGCTCCTCTTCGGAGGAGCATAACTCAAATAATGATATGAGAACATTAGAAGAAGACTTGTTAAAGATGGATAGTTTGCATGGAGATGAACTTGATGCACACTTGTACGAGATGAAGGCTTTATACACCAAGCCGGAAGAGAAAGAAGCCATTAGAAAGCACTTAGATAAGGCTCTTGATACTATCACTGATAATGTCAAAGCAATAGAACGAAAGCTCACAATACGGGAACAGATGAATGATATTGTAGACTTAATACCCGTGTCGTATATTGCAAAGAATTACTTTGGCAAGAGTCGAGCTTGGTTATATCAACGTATTAACGGGTATAAAGTCCGAGGTCAAGTATATACTCTGAATGAGAAAGAACTTGAAATCTTTAATCGTGCCTTAAAGGATATTGGGAATAAAATCGGTTCACTTTCAGTTGGTTAATACAACTGTTATCTGACACTGCCTTTGCCTGTGAGCCGTGCAAAGGTTAGGGAGTAGCTATTAGCTGCTCCCTTTTTTGTTATGGATATTTTGATGACATTGTTTACATAAGCTCATCAAGTTATCGAAGTCATAGGCTAGGAATGACCTTTGCTCCGGATTATCAGTGCTCATAAATGAAACAATGTGGTGTATGTCTTCAGCAGGCACTATCTTGTCTTCCTTCAGGCATATTTCGCATAGAGGATTACAAGCGAATTTCCATGCACGCAGACGACGCCAGCGGTCGGAGTTATATATCCTCCTGCGCTCTGCGTCATAATAATTATCGTTCTTCTGTGTCTTCTTTCTTGGTTTGTAGATAGTCGGCATAGGGCATTTCTTTTAATTGTTTATTATCGTTGATAGCCTGATACTCTATCATCCGGAATCGGTAACAGAAATAATTCATCAATTCTTTGTCAGATGACAGAGTAGAGGCTTTCTCGTCCTGTGAGACGAATAAAATAGTGTCCTGAAAGATATCTTCATAGCTTTTGGAACAATACAGTCCGGAGGTACGATAACCGCACAGTTGTTTTAACTTATCATAGTTGTGCGCTATCATATCCATGACCTTGCCATTAACCTTCCCTTTCTTTGTTTTTCTCATTCTGCAAACTCCAGTTCCCGGATTTGTCTATTAGTTCCTCAATACTGCGGTATACCATTCCTCGAACTATTACAGAGATACTCGTTTTTGTGATGTCCGACAACTCGTTTAGTAGCATCACTGTTCGTTCGTCAAACCTAACATTTATCATTTTTTTTCCCATATCAATTCTTTTTATTTAGCTTTACGTAAATCCTTGAAAATACTTCTAAGATTTGCAAGTTCCTTTTTAAATATCAATCCGAGGAACATCTCGAATTGATTCATTCTTATATTGTTATTCGCTAAGAAACAATTCTCTCACACATGAAAATGAAATAACATCTGCATGGCAATAAACTCTTCTTTTTTCAAAATCAATACTTAGCAGTTGGTATTTTGGAAAACAAAGAGAAGATACATAAGTAACTTTGAAATAGGCATACATACCGGTGTTTTCAATGTGAAATTCCGAAACAATGCCTTCGGTAACTTCCTCAATCTCTTTGATTATTTCAAATTTCAGCTCTTCTAATTTTTCTAACGTTATTTGAACTCTACTCATTTCTTGATTGTTATGATTATAATTATTTTAGGTTGTTCGGAAATTCCGAACAACCACTTCCTCTTTTAAAATGGTGGTTTATCTTCAGTTGAGGCATTCGATGGATTGATATGTGGAATATCAATTAAATCGTAAAATTGTGTAGTTTCCGCATTAAAACCGCAAATCATTTTCCAAGTGCCAACATTGCGCCCCTTGGCTACGTCGATCATTGCTGTGTTTTCTGTTGAAACATTAGCGAATGGTTCCGGATAGCGTTTGTCTCTTCCATAGTATTCCGGACGGTATAGCAGAAGGACTACGTCAGCTGCTTCGGTTATTTGACCGGAACCACGAATACGTCCGATTGATGGTGCAGAGTCAACTTTATCCCGGCTTAATTGGGATAATGCCATAATCCATATACCCAGATCCTTGGCTAAGTTCTTTAATCGTCTGGCAATGTTCCCCATTTCTTGTTCTGCTGCACCGCCGTTCCCACTGTTGGCAGAAAATATCTGTAAGTAGTCCACAACAGCTCCGTCAATATTATACCGTTTCTTCATCATTCGGATACTAGAGACGACGGAGTCAATCGTCGAAGTACTTTTCCCGTCAAAATAGAGAGGTAAATCTATCAGATTAGCAATTCCTCTGTCCACATGAGAAAGTTCGTCCTGCGTCAGCTGTGAACTTGAAACACGCATTCCATTTACTCCGCTCTGTTTACTGAGAACACGCTGTCCGATTTCTACAGGTGTCATTTCCATTGTGTAAAAAGCGATCTTTGCTCCGGATAACGCTGCATTGACGCAAATGCTGGTGGCAAGTGATGTTTTTCCTTGTGATGAGTCAGCTGCTACTACTGTAAGATTACCGGGTCTTAATACACCACGTCTGTCCAGGTCACGAAATCCGGTAGGGGTACCGGTTATCGGCTCCGGATTATTCAGGTTTTTATTGATGATGTCATATACTTCCTGCATTACTTCACGCATATTAACGACTCCCGAAGCTTGGTTCTCTCTGATCCCTTCAATACGCCTTGTTACTTCATCTTGTACTTCAAACGGATCTTCGCACGAATGGACTGTTGACAGGATGTATTGAGCCATCTCGTAGTTTTTACGGTGCGCCATCAGGCGGTTAAGCTCCATTGCATGCTGTTGTAGATCGAAGCACTGGTAACTGGCTATCTCAAGGTAGGGAACACGGTCATTTGCTGCGTCAATGGACGGTAACAGGTAATTCCATACGGTCATAGTATCGTAACGCAGCCCTTTTTCATCGATTGCTTTAATTGCTCTAAATATCTTGCGGTGGAAGTCATGGTAGAAACAATCTTCCGTCAGAAGGTTATTTACTTCAACCAATGAATCACGCTCAGAGAGTAAAGTACCTAGCACAATACGTTCCGCATCTTCGTTCCATGGCATCCCGATATTTCGTTTAACTCTATTGTTAGTCATTTTGATATTTCTTTAATTGTTCCATAATCGTTTGATAAACGCTGTTACGCCCATTGGTTAAATATCGGTTATTACTGATTTCCTTCACGATAGAACGAAGCGTAGTCTCAGACAATTTCCGTAGATCGTCTATTTCTTCATCGTTTGGTTGTATAGGCATATTGAGCATCATCGGAGCATGTTCTTGCAGATACGAGGTAAATTTTATCTGTGATTCGGTTGTAGGTACGTAAACACCAGCAGATACATACACACGGTTACTTTTTATATCTAATGCGTTTATGAAGGTCTTTGTCCAATTCAGATCTTTGCTCCTAGACGCCTTTTTCTTCTTCCAACCGGCTTCTGTGCTCCAATAATCTGCATACGCTTTCTCTAGTGAAAGACGTACATCGAGATTTTTGTAGAACTTCAGGCGACTGGCCGCAAAGGATTCGTCGCTCAGTAAAGAGTGATACGCTGAATCAAGATTAGCCTTATAAACTTCAAAATCTTCCCGCCATGTTTTTGAATTTTCAGAAAGATTCGGATTAATATCTGCAGCTGCTGCGCCATCTGGCGAACTTTCTTTCATATCTACGATAGTAGATATTTTCTTTATATTATTCTTATCTTTCTTATTATTCTGGTTAGAGACTGGTTGGCTTTTTGCCTCATCGGTTAGTGTATTGGTTAGTAGACTGGTTAGTAACTCTTGTAAGTGGCTGATTTCTAAATCTTTTAACTGGTTAGCCGTTTGGTTAGATGATTGGTTAGCACTATTTTCTGAAGTGTTGTACTCATCATAATTACATAAAGTAATCACATTGACCCCTTGTGTACTATCCGTTGTTATCATTTCCTCTCTCTTCAGCTTTTTCAAGAATGTCTTAACATTCTGATCGCTCCATCCCCAACGTTTTGCAAGAAAGCTGGTAGCTGCCGGATATTGTCCTCTTCTCCATGTTATATCGTGGATCCCAACGCGAGACGTTGTCTCAGAAGCCTCAAATCGTGCTGACTGTATCAAGTCCAGCCACGCTTCGCATTCACTAAAAGCCCGGGATGCTGTCCACATTTTATTAGAGAAGAATTTTCTACTTAATTTTATAAATCCGTCACTACTTTCCATGTTGCTTCTATTTAATCACGAATATCACTGACGTTCTATCTGGACGATAATGTGCCATACAACTTTCTTTCATTTGACAATACTTTGCTCCTTGTTTGTTGTCAAAAAAGCATCCGCTACAACCGGAAACCACCTTGTGGGCATAGATTGCCTCAGCTCCGTATCCCCATGGAATACCGCCGATCTTTAGATTCTTCAGATCATTCATTTGGATATGTATTTTTCACATGATACAATCAAGCGTTCAGGATTTTGAACCATAATCCTAAACCACTTACCTGATGCGCCACTCTGTTTTTGATTGTATTTCTTTATACTCCGACGGATATAGGGGAGGGTCATCACACTATTTAGAGTAATCATAGAGGAATAGCCGATAGAAGTATCAAATACAGCTTCCATATAGACCTTTTTCGTATCCCTTCTTTGAACTATACATTTTAGGTACTCAATCAAGTAGCGCATGATTAATAAGTAGCAGGTATCAAGCGATCCCTCTTCTTTATAGTAGCTATTATTGACGTCTTTTATGATATCCTCAATTTCAGTCGTAGAGATGGATAGTGATGTTACGAACTCACTAAATGTGTCTTTGTCGAATTCAGACTCAACAATGATATGTTTGCTGGATAGATTAGCATTTTCGAGATGAGCTTCATCCACATTAAGAAAAGGATATATGCCATAGTCATTAAAGAATGCTCCATTATAGAGAGTTTCAGATACTTCGCTTAGCTTTAGAGCTAGGTCCATAACATCCGTAGCGTATTTAACGCCTTTCGGGTAAATCTTGTGGATCATAGACATTAATTCCGGATCCTGAATAACTAATTCATTACTTTTCATGATATATGTTTTAATCGTTCAATGTCTTTTGTTTTTTAAAGCAATATTCCTTTTTCAGCTAACTCTATGCGGTATTTAATTTCCCTGATGCGGTGAAAGTGATCGAAAGCGGATTTCAAGTGAATTGCTGCATCCACTTTTGTACAAAGATCCATCGAGAAGTCATATAGTTGTCCACGTGAGATGGATAACTCTTCATCAGCGTCCCCTCGATTGCCATCGCCTTGCATAAATTCGGTGACGAAAGAAGGATAAATGCTTTTCAGTATTTCAGATACGATAAAATCACCCTGTTCGGTGTATAATTCTTTTACGCCATCTAATATGGCTTGTTCCTCTTTTTGTAAATCGGTCAATGAGTATGACATCTGGGAATAAAGATTGGGATACCAATTACCGATCTTAGCAGTTTCTGTTCTGTTGATTAGAGTATTTAACTCTTCTTGTTTCTTTTTGTCGTCCATAATTGTTTATCGTTTTAATAAATTTTTGAATCATAATATTTCTGATTGGCAATGTACTCTTTGACTACATCGTCTTGAGAGGCACGACAACCTAGACTGTCGTGTATGTACTGATACTTTTCCGCACTCATTCCGGATAGTACCTCATCGTTATATTCAGTTTGCCCGGCATAGATACAACTCGCTATCATAGCTATTGTAGTAATGATCATAAGTAAGTGTTTACTGGCTTTATTCATATTTTCCATTTGTTCTCCTTTCTTGTTAAGTTAGAGTGGGCGAGGAGGCAATCACTCCAGCCTCGCCCTTCAATCATTTATCACTTTTATAATCAGCTGTCTCACGACGCAGGTTTGTCTTCTTTCAAGTAATACGCTATTACTTCATTCTTGGAGAAATAGAGCGTTTTATGTTTCTTATGGTAGGGGATATGTCCCCGTGAACATTTCGAATGCAAAGTATTTACCGATATTCCTAACCACTCTGCGCATTGTTTAGCGGACATCAGCTCATCACATTTCAAATGGATGAGTTCAGCTACCTTTTCCGCTATAAGGTTGATTTCTGTTCTTGATAACATGGCTTAGTCCTTCCTTTTATTGAATTACTAATAACTTCTCTAAAAGTTCGTCGAACTTATCATCATAATAATGTGGCTGTGTCTCTAGGGCATTCTTGGGGCAAACTTCATTTTCACCATATATAAGGCCTTTTTCTGTTAAGCATTTGAAACGAGAAACTCCTTTGCTCTTGGATGGGCGCTCTTTTTCTTCCAGATAACCAGCAGCAATCATTTTCTGATTGAACCGGAGAATGCTAATCAGATTACTTCTTTCTTTCAATAGATAAGTCGCAGAGTGCATAACACCTTTCGACGATACATAATTTGGTGATGGCAAGCCGAGTGGATCAGTGACAGCCTGAATCATTCTTAGTTTAGATTCTTCTGATAGATTGAGCATCTTTGCAGTCCATGCTACTGCTTTCATTCGAAGAGTATACAAGGTATTGGCATTCATTGCCATCGGATTTTTGGCTTCAAGCACTTTAACCTTTGCCACCTTCTCGCACTCGATGAAGTACCTACGAGCTTGCTTACCTTTCTCGTTACCTTCTACCATAGATAGCTCTTTGGCAGCGTCAATGGTAAGAGCGTATTCGATTTGTGGACGACCTCCACTGGGGTTATTCATAGAATTATGAAAAACTACATAGTCTTGATCTTCAATGAAATCATATTGATTAATACGATTCTTGATCCAGTCAGCAAATTGTTGCTTACTTTCTAGAAAAACGTGCAAATCACGTGCGCTAACGGCTTTTTTCCCGTTGTTTTCTTGGATTGGAATTAAATCTTTCATATTTTTGTACTGTTTTAAAATTAGTAAATCTTATCCCCATTAGCGTCCCTGCAAAGTCGGCTTTTGGGGATTTTGTTTATTATAGGTATTATAAATATCCGCTTCTCCTTCTTTCATTTTTCGTAGCCAAAATTCACAGCCAGAACGTAGTTCGGCCTTGCATCTGCTATTCTCAATAGTAGAAATGGACATTCCAGCTTTACACATAGGACGACGACCATATATATCGGAAGCACTAGTTAGCATGGTGTGTCTCGGATCAACCTTAAATAGTTCCTGAAAAAGATAGGCGCAAGTCTGGCAAGACTTGTTGGCTGGATTGAGTGCGCAATTCTCTTCATGGTGGTGCATCTTCTTTTTATTAAATCCCCCTTTACCACAAAACTCACATTGATACAGTTTTTCTGCTTTCATAAATATCCTTTCTTAAATAAAATGAGCTCTAATCGTTCACGGGTACCTATTGTGACTGTTAATACCCGATACTTGAAAAGAGCTCGTTTTTATAATATCTTTCGGCGAATACAGTCACGAAACCGCCATTTGTGTCGTAAAACATTCACCTTTGATTGGATAATTGAAAAGGACTGCCTATCTTTGCGCATGACTAAATGAACGATGATAGGATTAGGGACGCTTCTCTAACAGTCCTTTTTGTATCCGTTTGTTTTATTGTGAACTGAATTACGAATGCAAAGATAAAAATTACTATATCAAATGATATATTTAGACTGTTAAATATATCATTTGATATAGTAATTTAGATTTAATCTAAAGAATAATGGAAGATATAATTCTAAGAATTAAGCAATTAATGAAATATTACGAATTGAATATTTCAGAAACAGCACAAAAGATCGGTATATCACAGCCTAATCTATCAGCAATGCTGTCTGGAAAAAGACCTATTGGAGGGAATATAATAAATAAATTCATTATATCATTTGGTATAAATAAAGATTGGTTAGAAAGCGGGCAAGGGGAAATGTATGATTTAGACACAAGGCGATTAGGTACTAGGATGTTTATTATAAGAAACGAACGCAAGTGGACATCCCAAGAAACGGCTGACTATTTAAAGATTCCATTATCCGAATACCAAAAAATTGAAAGTGGTAAAAATATTCCTGACAAGAATATTATAGATAAATTTATATATATATCAAATGCTAATCCATCTTGGGTATACAATGGAATGGGAAAAGAATTTGAAGATGATTATTATGAATGCTTAAAACAGCAGAAATCTGACAAAATTAGCCATAAAAGTATTATTTCTCGAATCGAAGCTCTTATGGAGTCTGCTAATATCTCTTTTTCTGAGCTTGCGATAAGATGCAAGGTTAGTCATACAGAACTTGCAGACTTTTTTAATTCAGAGAATTCACCAATTGGTAATAAGATTGACGTTATTGCTTCGTCAATAGGGGCAAATAAGGACTGGATTCTTACAGGATTAGGAAGTCCTTTTGAAAACGAATCGCCTTTGGCGAATGAATGTGCCAAAACATTTGAGAGTATATTCGGTACCCCTAATAAGAAAACAACCCGCCCACGTGTTCCTCTTACGGCTGCAGCTGGCTCTTTATCCGGAGACTCTATTGGAGTAACTTTAGAGCAATGTGAACAGATGCCCCTAATACATCAAATACCGTCTTATGACTTCACTATGTTTATTAAAGGTGATAGCATGTCTCCTCGTTTCGAATCAGGAGATGAAATCGCCTGTCGGCATATTGACCAATCTCGCTTTATTCAATGGTGCATGTCTTGGACACCACACAGGGATTTGTGATAAAAAGAGTATATGAAGACGGGAATAAGATTCGTTGCGTATCTTATAATCCGGAATATGCAGATTTTTCTATTCCCAAAGAAGATATTCTCTCAATGAGTTTAGTCGTCGGAGTGGTTAGTATAATGGAAATGTAATTGTTTAACTTATAAAATACACACACATGAAACAACTATTATTTGTAGCATCATTTTTTTTAGGAGTTAGTATTCTATTTTCTTGCACAAACAATAAACAACTATCAGTAAAGGAGGTAGCTATCTCTTTGATTGAGAAAGACTATCCAGTAAATGGAAGGCGAATAGAGTATAGCCAAGTAGACAGTGCTGATGCTGAACTGAAAGGTTACTATATCTATAGAATCTACATAGATGATAATGATTCAATTAAGTTGGAAAATTTTCATTTAAACTATAAAAAGACAAACGTAGATCAACCAGCTTCTTTTATAGTTGAGCCTTCTATGTATAAGTCACTTCTAATTTCAGATAATATATTTACAAATGATTTAAATTCAGATTTAGAAAGAATGGGTTTAGTGCATAAAAATAACATCACTATAGAAGTAGCAGATGAAATACGAAAAGCGGATAGTATTGCTGCAGTAGAAGCATTGGCGGCAGAAGCAGAAGCATTAATGAATGCATATAATTAATGTTATGCGTAATACTAGGATTGATCGTTTTTGTTAAACTTAAAATATAATATCATGGCAGAATCAACTTTCGCTACTTTCATCATCATAATAGGTATTGTGCAATTAATAATGATGATAGTTTTCTTTGTTATGGCTCATAATATTTCAGTAATAAAGAAACGAATCGCCCCATCAGGGGAAGAGTTCAAATCTAGATTTTACTCTTTTTTGTTATCTGGAAATAAAGAGAAAGCAAAGGAATTACTATTTGAAGTTATTTCAAAAAATGAATATTTCATAAGCTCCGCTTGTTATCATACGGAATATAACATATCTAAGGCCCAGAATGAAATAAATACCATTTATAAATGTGAGTTAGAAGCATTAGGGATAGATTCTGTTGATTTGTCAATGCTGAAAAAAAGTATCAAATGATATTCTCTGAGCATTAAATAGAACAAGTCATGGAAAACAATGGATTTATAACACTACTTTGGATATTATGGATAGTTGCTGTTGTAGTTCAACTAGTAGTAGCTGTTAAGTTCTTCGATATGGCATCGGATATTAAAGCTATGAAGGAGATGATGCAGCAGTCTATGAGAATGAAGCAAGGAGACGATGCTACTCCAGTGGATGATCCTCGGATACCAAAGGTTGATCCCAGGAAGTTCAGATGGCAGATGTGGATGTATATTGCCATTGCTGTGCTTGGGTTGTTATTGTATATTTTAAGTTAAATCGTAAAAACAGGAATTAATGATAAATATTGATGAATATGCACAAATAGTAGGAGGTAGCTGGAGTATGCGAGGGCAGATAAATACTGCTATATCCTATTTAAAAGAGTTTTTTGAGGATAAACTGGAGGTTATTAATATTTTTATTTCTAACTGGAAGGATGGGAATGATTATATTTCCGATACGTCGTTATGGATATTTACGGAAAACGTCATGATTAAATGTACGAAATATAAGGATATTATGAACCGTGGAATTTTAAATTTTGAAGTTTATTCATTAGATGGAGTGATGTATTCAAAGGTTGAGTCCGAGACCCTGCAAAGTGTTGTTATTGATGTTCAACTATCAAATGGAACAGTGCAGTTTAAAGCTGTAGGTGGCAATTTGAGACATCTTATGGATATTTATCGTACTAATATTCTTAGAAACATATAGTCGAATGATAGCTAGAAACAGAATATGGGAAGAACTAAAGCAGGCTAAAGCAAATATACTTGGTCTACAGAAATACACAGATAGTCGGCGATCTTGGGCAAGATGGTATAATGGAATAATTGCTGCAGTTGCCTCATTGGGCGCAATCGGATATAGTCTTGATGAAATAATCCCTTTCGTCAGTTCTGTTATAGTCGGAGCTTTATCAATTGCAAAATCTATAGCCCCAAATTTCATACAGAGTGCGCAAGAGTTATCCGAATTAGACATGTTGTCAGATTTTTATGTTCGTTATATGAATTCGTTAGAAAAAATATGGTATGACTTCGATCATGATATAACAAATGAGAAAGAAACAATGACCCGCTTTTTCAAACTGAAAGAGACTGAATGTGATAAGGAATCTGCCTATAATCGGGGAGTTAGATACATATCGAAAAAGATGCAAAACGAAATAGATGCAGAAGCAATAGAATATATAAATAGAGTTTATTTTGAAAAAGAAGAATAATTATGGCAAAAAAAACAAGTTTAGGAACTAGAACTACAATGGTACATAAAACCGATAAGAAAACTGGTGCATTTTCAATTCCGACTTCATGTAAAACTTTACCACCTCCTAAAAGCAAAAAAGGTAAATAACTTAAAGATATAAATATGGGATATACAAAGAAAATTAATAATGGAGATTACACTCCAAAGGAGATGCCGCGTACCACTTCTATGCCGCCGCCTCCTAAAAGAGAAGAAAGGTCTATACCTCAAACAACGAACACTCCCCCGCCAAACAAAAGCGGAAATAGTGGAAAGAAATAGTCATATTTTCTTTTTCCATTCCCACGGCTTTGGAGAGGGTATATTATCGACAGGGATTCCTTTATCAGATAAGATTTTCTGTAAATGCCAAGCAAGAGCTTGATCAGAGACACACTTGTCATTTACTAAATATCTTATCTGATAAACGATTCCTTCAAGAGAAGTTTTGGAAATAGGTTTTATTCTTTTGAACATTTTGTATAGGAACTAAGTGAATATACCTATAACCATTAATTTGTAATACAAAGGCTGTATCGCATTTGCGGAACACAAAACATCATGTATCGCAGATGTAGATGCGACGGGTAGAAGTTGTTGTGGAAAAGACAAAGAAGAACTACCTGCTTATCCGGTAAATAAAGAAATAAAAACGCCTCAACAGAGGCATAAACATAATATATTATTAATCCGATATGCGGAACAAATGTGATACATTATGGATCAGATTGCGATAACTGATTAGTTGATAGATACTTGCTCGAATCCCTGAGGGTGTACAAAGAATGAAGAAGTAACTTAGTTACTTCTTTTTTTGTTTATATGAACTGCCTTGTAAGGGATCAGTTGTAAATCTTGTGAGGACTACTCTTCAACTCAATTTGAGCCTACTCTTCGGGACTTGTTGCTCCTTAGCCCGAAAGATGCTTGCCGATTTAATCAGACCTGCCTGGTTTAATAGTCTATGCTTCGTTGATTAATCCCTTTTGTATGCTAAGTTAATGTCTTTTGAAAGCAATAAGAACAAGTTTCAGGTACGTGATCCCATCGGTTCATGTACGTGGGCTGATGGGATCACGTGCGTAGTCTGAATGTTTCACGTACGTAAAACGAGAGCATATATCCTGCAAAATGTATTAATCAAGGCTTGTTGATGTATTAAGTATACTGGCTTTAACTATTATACATGCCATCTAAAATGTCTTAGGAGGCCAAAGAAGCATCGTTTAATGCTTTAGCAAATAAAATTTTGTTGTGACTGGGGGGAGAAATAATTGATTAATAGGAATTATAGAAGGTAAAAAGGGGGTAAAATACAATTTTCGGGTCGAAAATCCAGTTCTCTGTGATAAAAAGAAAAAGAAGTTAGTTCCTGTTTAAATGTTGGTAATCAGTGTAGTAGGAGATATGGGTGATAATAGAAGGTGATAAATGAATTCATATAAATTCTATTATCACCTTATTATCACCGCTTATTGTCACCACTATTTTATTGATTACTAACTATTTAACTATAAAAGGTGACAAGTGACAATAGAATCGTATATGAAACTACAGGGAGAGGAGCGTTATTTTAAAAAAATACCGCTGTGGAGCATCGTGCCCCGACAGCGGTATTACTATTTAGTAATTCTTGTT